AGTACCAGAAAGAGCACGCCTTCAGCCGCTGGACGATTTACCTCGTCGATTGGGACGGCACCAACAGCCTGCAGGAAGTAGCTGGCAAGTTGCTCTGGGCGTACCCCGGCAGCAACGCCGTCTCGATCAACGTGCCAAGAGGCGTAGGCCCGCGTTCGCAGATGCGCGTTGACATCCAGACCGATCCCGACCTGATTGTGGGTTGAGGAAACCTTGGTGTAGAGCTTTTTGTTGGCGATGCCCGTATTTCCAGGCGCTGGTGACGCCTCTGTTCGGCTGGCGTACAAAGACGCCGGGGGTATCGTTCAGAATGTTGATACCAACAATCCTCTGCCGGTCAACATTGGCAGCGCCACGCTCAGCGTCACTGCAGACGGCGTTGAGATCAAAAACGACACGGGCAACCCCGTACCCGTCAGTGATGGCGCAAGCAGCCTGACTGTCGATGGCAAGGCATACCGCTCAACGGTATCCATTACCCGCCCCAGCAACACCACCGCTTACACCGCTGGTGATGTGGTTGGTGACACTGGCGGCAGCGCGATCCTGACGCTCACCAACGCCGGCCCCAGCGGTGGCTTCGTCATTGTGCAAAGCGCCTCGCTGATTTTTAGCGACAGCAGTGTTCCGAGCGGCATGGGCGCCTTCCGCGTTCATTTGTACTCAGCCAGCCCCACCGCCATCGCGGATAACGTTGCCTTTGACTTAGCGAGCGGCGAGCGGGCCACCTACATGGGCTACATCGAACTGCCCACACCGCAGGATCTCGGCAGCACGATCTACACACAGGTGGACTACCCAGGCCGCCTGCTTAAGCTCGCCGCAGCCAGCACCTCGATCTTTGCCGAGATCGAAACCCGTGGCGCTTACACCCCCGTTAGCGCCAGCACCGTTGAACTCCGCATCAACACACTGGAGGCTGGACTCTGATGCGCGGCTCTGCTGCTTTCCGCACCAGCGTTACCCCTGGTGGCGCACTAGCTGGACCGTGGGTGCGTAACCCACTGTGGAACGCTGCCCGCAGTGTGCCGTCGCTGGACCTGCGCTTTGCCGACAACAAGAGCCTCGTTGACGCCACCACCGGCCAGAACCTTGTCACCTTCACCCGCGCCAGTAGCGGCACCTATGTCGGCAGCGATAGGCTGATCAAGACGGCGACGACGAACGAAGCACGCTTTGATCATTCTCCCACCACGGGCGAAAGCCTAGGGCTGCTGGTGGAGGAAAGTAGGACGAATTTGTGTTTGCAAAGTGAGGCATGGGATACGTCTCCTTGGACATCCACTGCTCCGTACAGCGTAACCGCTAATGCAATAGCTGCACCAGATGGCACACAAACAGCCGATGCTTTGATTGTTGCTAGCGGGTCAAGTTCATTCACTACTAATGTAACAAGGCAAATTATTACGAAAGCAGCATCTGCACTTCAATACACCCGAAGCGCATATTTCAAAGCACTAGGCTCAACGACTAGCGTTCGAGTCAGCGATTTTGGTTCCTCTGCAGCAAACGGTGCCTCCGCAGTCGTATCACTTGTTGACGGCAGTATTGTCACCGCTCCGTCTGTAGCGGGTTCCTTTTCTGGTGCTTCGGTTGCGGTGTCAAATGCCGGGAATGGCTGGTGGCGCGTTGCGTTTACTTATACCACTGATACGGCAACTTCATTAACTATCCGATCTTTCCCGTATGTAGGCGCGGGCGTGCTTACGGGCGACGGGTCCAGCGGTCTTTACGTCTGGGGCGTTCAACTAGAAGCCGGCGCCTTCCCCACCAGCTACATCCCCACCACCACAGCAACAGTCACCCGCAGTGCTGACGTGGCCAGTATTACGGGGAGTAACTTCAGCTCTTGGTATCGACAGGATGAGGGGACGGTGTTTGGAGATTTTACAAGAACTGCAAGCACGAATACGCAACAAGGGCGTGTTTTTAGTTTTAGCGATGGGACAAACACGAACCTGCTTGAGATTTATCAAACAGGTGGGTCCAATCCAGCCGCTCAAATTATTGCAACTACATCACAAGCTGGGTGGATAGCATCTAACTTTACTGTTGGAACGTCAACTCGTGAAGTGCTTGGCTATCAGCTAAACAATACCAATGCTTCATTCAACGGCAGCTCTGAAACAGCGGATACAGTTTGCACTATGCCAAATGCATTAACGCAAGCACGAATTGGAGATCGTCAAGATGGTGTCAGAACACTTAACGGCACCATCCGCCGCCTCACCTACTTCCCAACCCGCCTTCCCAACGAGACTCTCCAGGGGATCACGCAATGACTTATTTTATCCGCTTCCCGAACGCTGAAACCGGCATGAATGCCTTGGATGATGCTGGTTTGCTTGATGATGACCAGCAATTCATCACTGCTTCCCACAACCATTCCCTTGATGTGATTGGCACCATTTTCAGTGGTGGTGAATGGGCTTTGGATGATAGCGTCATTACACCCCCTACTGTACTTGACGGCTGGCACGTCAACTTTCAAGGCGAGCTTCCTGAGGGGTGGGAGGAGTACGTGGTTGAGCCGCAGCAGCCGGTGAGGGTGTTTGCTTAGTGGCGGTCACTAACGTGGTGGTGTTCCCGCTCTGCTTCGGCATCGGGCTGCTTAGCCCAGCTTCGGCTGGGCTTTGCTGTATCCATTACTTCAGAGGGGCAACTTAGCCATAGCAGACCTGCTGGCTATGACCCCAGAAGAATTCGCAGGCCTAGCCCTTGCGTTATTGGCTGGCAGTGAACTGCTGAGCTACATCCCTGGCGTCAGAGCCAACGGCTGGGTCCAGCTGATCCTGTCGGCACTGCGCGGTATCGCCGCTGCAGCGCAGGCAGATCAAGGCAAACCAAAGCGTCGCCGCTGATCGTGGTTGAAGTCTTGGCGGCCGTGATCGGTGCAGTCGTCGGCATCGGCGCTAGTGGCGTTGGCAGCTTTATGCGCAAAGACGAGGAATCCTCCAAAGCCGTGATCCGCCTGACTTCAGCGGTGGAACACATCGCTGGTGAGGTCTCACTGCTGCGCCAGGAGATCAAGGAAGACCGCCAAGAGCTGTACCCACGGCTCAATGCGATTGAGCAACGCCTTGCCGTTTTGGAGACCAAGGTTTGAGCGCCATCCAGCTCCGGCAAGCCGCAAAGCACTTCAAGGAACTGCCGCATCAGCTCGCAGCGTGGGACTGGCTGCAAGGCCACATTCCCGATGGCGTGCTGGCGGACTTTGCGGAGCTGTACCGCGCAGACCCCAAACCGAAAGAACTGCTGCCAGCGCCGTGGGTTGCGCCTGCGCTCAAGATCATCCGCGAATTTGAAGGCTGCAAGCTGGAGGCCTACAAGTGTCCGGCAGGCGTCTGGACCATCGGCTGGGGCACCACGCGTCTCATGGATGCGCCGGTGCGCGGCGGCGACAAGATCAGCCAAGCGCTTGCCGATGAGCTGCTGCAGAACGAAGTTGAAAACCTCTTTGGCCCTGGTGTGCTGCACCTGCTGCCGTTAGCCAAGGGCTGGAAACCAGAGCAGGTCGCTGCCATCGTCAGCTTTGCCTACAACCTTGGCCTTGGTGCCTTAGAGGAGAGCACGCTGTGCAAGCGGCTGCTGGCCGGAGAAGAGCCCTGCAAGGTCGTCAGGGAAGAGTTGCCCCGCTGGGTTCATGCTGGTGAGGCAGTCTTGGCGGGCCTGGAGCGCCGCCGTGCTGCAGAGGTCGCGTTGTTCTGTGGTGACAAGCGCCTGCAAACACCACCGCAGCAAAAGCCCGGTCAGCCGCTGAAGGTGCCGTATTTCAGCCAGCGCGATTCGACAGTGGCTGGTCAAGCCAACCGCATGTGCTTCAGCTCTAGTTGCGCCATGCTCGTGGCTTACCTGCGGTCTGGTGTGATTAGCGGTGCTGCCGCCGACGATCAGTACCTCAAGACGGTGCTGCGCTTCGGTGACACCACCGATGTAAATGCCCAGCTCAAGGCGCTAGCCCACTACGGCATCAAGGCCAGCTTCAAGCAGAACGGTGGCTGGGATGACCTGCAGCGTCAGATCGCTCGCAATGTGCCTGTCCCATGCGGGTTCCTGCATCACGGCACCAGCAGCAAACCGTCTGGCGGGGGGCATTGGCTCACGGTGATCGGCGTCACCGCTGGTCACGTCATCGTCAATGATCCCTTCGGTGAGATGGATGTGGTGCGCGGCACCTACATCAACAGCAAAGGCGCAGGGCTCGCCTACAGCAAAGCCAACTGGGGACCGCGCTGGCTCGTGGAAGGCGTGCACAGCGGTTGGTGCATCATCGCCGAGCCATGAAAGAACCCAACATCAGCCGCCGCATTCAGCCTGGCCTCTGGATCGTGGAGCGCCCGAAGACCGGCTTGAAGGTGTGGATGGCGATGGCCAATGGCATCACCTACATGAGCTACGACGAGAACAACACACGGCTGTGGCTAAGCCGTGAACTGGACGACCCGGAGCCACCGGCTGCGGCCTAGTTGACTACCGCTAGCCAATAGGCTAGTTTCGTGTTGCTAGGGCGGCTCGGCTCTGGCATCGTCTTTCCATCTCCGCCATGACAACCACCTTCGCGTGGGTGGCGGCAATCTTCTTCCTTCCGTTCGCACTGCTCTATGTGCTGACGGAATCACGCCAGCAGCGGGCCGTTGGCCTGCGTCGTTCTGGCTGGTCTTACAACCGGATTGCTGCTGCTCTCAACTGTTCACCCACCACTGCTCGCCGGCTTGTACTGCAAGCCCTTTGAAATCATTAAGCATTCGTGCAGAATTTCTGCCTGCCAGCGTTGACCGTGTTCTGTGCAATATCCCAACCCGCATACACGCCATTTCATACCTTCTTCCGTTTTGACATAGTTGATCGTCGGCTCTTCCAACGGAATACTTAACCCAACCATCTAGGTTCCCGGTATGGCATGGGGTGATTGGATGGTGCCCCAACCGGGGCCAGAGCACCTCCTCACCCTTGAGCGTCAGAAACGTGCGGTCGAAAGTTACGACCTGCCGCAGGCGCAAGAGATGTTGATCAAACTCTGTCAGCTCTCCTTGCATCAAGACCTGATCATTCGCGGCGCTACGCGGCGGATCGCAGAGCTTGAATGCAATCTTGCCCTTGCAGACCGCCAAGCTTAAGCCGCAGGCTGTTCATGGCACGGTTGTGCATCTGCTGCGTGGCCTGACGGCTGATCTTCAGGTCTTCGCCGATCTCGATGTAGGAAGTTGGGTGACGGCTGCTATAGAAGTAGCGCCGCTGGATGATGTGCTGATTCTCTGGGGTCAGATCAGCAATGGCCTCGTGCAGCGCTTTGACATATTCGGTCAGATCATCGGGCTGCGGCTCAACGCTGCGCGGATCAGCGACGACTTCCGAGAAGTTGCCGTAGTTGTCACCGCCTGGCATCTGCTGATCCAGGCTGCAGACACCAGCGTTGTGGTTCAGGTAGCCCAGCAGCGTTTGCTTTTGAATGCCGCAGTAGTCGGCCACCTCTTGCAGTGCTGGCATCTTGCCATGCTCATGCAGGTGCTTCTGCATAAAGTCCATGGCTTTGCGGATCTCATCGTTGGCCTGCATTGGCAGACGGATGATGCGGCTGTTGCGATTGATCGCTCGCGTAATCCCTTGGCGAATCCACCAGTAGGAATAAGTGCTGAACTTGTAGCCAAGGCCAGGGTCAAACTTCAGGATGCCTGAATCCATCCCAACAAGACCCTCTTGGATCAGGTCTTCAAGCGTCAGCGTGCCGCCATACCTCTTGTATTTGCCGGCGACATTGACCGCCAAGCGGATGTTGGAGAGAAAGAAGCGATCACGAGCGCGGCGCCCTTTGTTGATGATGCCCTGCTGCTGTTTCGTCGGCTTCTCAACGTTTTTGATCGCCATCCAGGCCTGCACTTGACGGGCCAAGACGATCTCTTCGGCGGGTGTCAGCAGCGGATAGCGGCGCGAGTGCTGAATGATCCAATCAACGGAAGTGCCAGGCGTAGCCATCGGCAGCGGTGTCGGGGAGAAATGGCTAATGTTTGGGCCTAGCCCTTTTTTGGAGGACTAGGCGGAACCGTAGAGGCAGGCTGCGGTAAAGGTGGCACCGCGTGAGGACCACCTACCTGCCACCCTTTTAATTAGACCGTGGCCAAGGTCACGGTGTGCTCTTGGTCTTGGTATTTGCCAGAGCGCTTCTCATAGGTGATGTCACAGGGATCACCTTCAAAGAACAGCAGCTGGCAGATGCCCTCGTTGGCATAGATGCGGCAGTCAGCACCAGAGGAGTTGGAAAACTCCAGGGTCAGATGGCCGCGCCAGCCCGCTTCAGCCGGGGTCATGTTGGCGATCACACCCATGCGGGCATAGGTGGATTTGCCAAGGCAGATCACCGTGACGTTGGGCGGCACGCAGAGCTTCTCCAATGCCACACCCAAGCCGTAGCTGTGGGCAGGCAAAACGAAGTAGCGGCCCCGTTCATCGCTGTGCAACTCGACGTTGCGCAGGTTGTCGGGGTTGAACGCCTTGGGGTCCATGATCGTGCCCGGCACATGCTGAAACACGCGGAAATCAGCCGGTGACAGGCGGATGTCGTAGCCGTAGGAGCTACAGCCGTAGCTGAGCACCTTGTGGCTGGCGACTTGGCGGATCAGGGTGGGTTCAAACGGCTGGATCATGCCAGCGTCAGCGCGGACGCGAATCCAGTGGTCGGCCTTAATCACTGCACAGCCTCCAGGACTTGACGAGCGGTGCGCCATGCCACGAAGGCCACCGCCAGCGAACGTGATTGGTTGTTGAGGTGTTCGTTGGGATGGCTGCTATCCCACCAAGCAGACAACTGATCTTCCAAAGCTCCAGCGGTGTTGATTGGCTTTGCAGCTTTTGCGAAGTCCACAATCACCGCAGCGGTCTTGTTGTTGATTGGTGCGGCGTGCGGGTAGCTGTCGCGCCACCACTCAGCCAGCAGGTCTTCAAGCGTCGGCGTTGTTGTCGTCATCGCTCTGGGTGAGAAGGCCGGTGTAGGTGGATTTCCGAGGGTCGCCTGCAGGCAGCTGATCGCGGCCGCTGGCGGCGTAGGCAGCTTCCAGGCGGTCTTGCCGGGCCTGCTGCTCAATGGGGTTGCAGTCGGGGTTCATCAGAAGGGCATCGCTTGGGTGGATTGGTTCTGCCACTTAGATGACGCCGGATTGATCGTGCCGTAGTCGCCATCACGCCCTTCACGCCCTTTGCCGTTGATGTAGAAGCCTTCGACCTCTACCTCTGCTTTTTTGTCGTAGTCCCACACTTTGCCGGTGCGCATCTTCTCGCTGTCATCGGCGCTGTTGATGATGTAGTTGGCAAAAGCCACAGCAGACTCACGGGGTACAAACAGGGTGAGGCTGCGGGGCTGCTTTCCACCGTTGTCGTAACGGTTTTCCCCAGTGCTCCATTTGACAGCGCGGGGAAGTGCAGCTTTGAAATCAGAGTCAGCCATCAGTCAAGGAGGGGAGGTTGAAGTAACGGCGCAGCGCGTCATGCACAGCGCCGCTGGGGGTGAGCTGGTGCTCATCCGCGTGTTCACGAATGAGCTGCATCACGTCCGGCCAGAGGTGGGCGCAGACCGCAACGCTTTTGGTGCTGCGGCCGTAACGCCGCCGAGGAGCGGGCTTGCCTTTGCTAGCGCTAGTCATTGCAGGCACACCAGAGGTGAGGCGTGTTGCGGTGGGCATAGAAATCAACGGGTGCGATGGCTAAACCGTTTACATCTAGGCCAGTGATGTCCCTAATTTGCAGCCAGATGCGCTTGACGCGCTGATAGGAGCAAAAGCGGTATTCCGGCGGCACCGCATCGGCAGATTCCTCCCATTGGAGAAAAGTGCCGTCGATGCCAGCCAAAAACGCGCCATCGCTATTCGTCAGCAGCCAGTAGACCCGGTGCAGATACGGATCGCTGCAGAAGCTGGAGATCTGAGCGGATGCGCTGAAGCAGGACGCGCTTGGCGCAGTGGTTGCCGAAGTAGGTGAGCCGAGCGTTGTATGCAGCTTCTGCATAAACGTCCGCTCCCGCTGATTCAATAGCTCGGATGGCATCGCATACATGCGCGTGAGCAAGTCGGATGTGCTCATCAGGCGGCAACGGCATTAAGCTGCTCCATCAGGAAGTCGCGGTGTGCGGCGGTCTTGATGTAGTCGGCAGCCTTCTTGTCCGGCGGCAGGCTGAACCGCTCTTGGAAGGCCAAGACGATCTGCTTGCGGCGTTCATCCGACACCTTGAGCACCGCTTCCACCAGCTCTTGGATCTCAGCGGCACTGAGCCGATCTGGGTTGGGGGAGCTGGGCGCCTTCTTCGCTGGCGTCAGCTTGGCGGCTGGTAGCTTGCTAGCGCTAGCGCCTGCAGGCTGCGCGTCGTTGGCGTGGTCGCCGTCGTCATCTTCAATGCCTGCAGCCAGCGACAGGATTGAAAGCAGCGCATAGCGACGGCTGTATGTCGTCGCGCCACCCCAGTCATGCAATGGATTTCGCCCTTTGGTCACTGTGAGCGGCAGGTGGCTATCAATCCTTTCTCCACTGGTGTGCAGCAGAGAAGTAACCAGTAATTGCTCTCCAGCCTCTGCTCCAGGTTGGAATGTCTGGACTACTGCCAATCCATTCTTCGATAACGCTGGGAGAACAGTTGATAGCACAGTGGCAAGATCCGCATACTTGCCGTACTGAGCATTCGCTTCCTTGTGAATTGTTGAAACATCTTGGTGGAAGGCGCAAAGTGCCTTCGTGAGTTCAGCGGTCATTTGTTGCGAGCGATAGTTGTTGTCTGCGTGAGGCGGCCAATTTCATGGCTTCAGAATGCCTCTGCCTAGCTTCATCGTCCCAAACGCGACGAGAATTGGCATTGGCAACGCTTGGGGACTTTCTGCCAAGAGCCTTCTCACGAA